AGCTTACTAGGTGGATGGTGTAACGGATGTCTTTGCGATTTATCTCAAATGCCCGATGGATTATATTCTGCTTTTGATTCTACACAAAGAGGAATTACAGTTGTGTATGAAAAAACAAATGGACTCTTTAATGTAGTACAACATTTATTTATACCAAACAAAAAAAATGGTTACGACTGTTTAGTAAATGGAAAAGATTATGTCAGCAACTAATTTGTAATTCTTCACAAATTAAATCTATATACTTAGACCTTTTAATTTTTCCAGATTCAATTACAGAAATATTTGATTTATAAGTTCCAACTTTTTTTGCAAGTTGGTCTTGAGTGATACCCAAAGTTTTTCTTTTGAATTTCATCTCAGATGTAAAACCAGAACTACAATCAAAC